GCGGTATGCGGCAAGCACATTCGCGATTGCAAGTGCAAGGACAGATGGAGTGATGCACTGATTGAAATCCGCGTAACGTTGAACAAACTAAAGAAGATGAATATGGCAGGAACAAAATACAGATTGCGCGTTGGCGTAGTGTTGCACGACTTCGAGAAAAACGAGGCGTACACAAATGCGAACCTTACCGACAAGATAGCGAAAGATTACCTAAAGCGCTATCCGCAGCAAGCAGACCTTTTCGAGGTTCTACCCGAGGCGAAGAAGGTATCTAAGCAGGAGGAGAGCCAAGATGCAGTAGCAGAAGAGGAGTTGAAGGACACCGAGCAGGAGGAGAGCCAAGATGCAGATTCGAACGTTGAAGATACCGAGCAAGAGGATTGAGGCACACTATAATAGTGGGCTGAATCTCGTAACGTATGGGCACAACAACTTGTACCCACAGCAGGTTGCGACCATTGTGGCAACAAGTGCTATAGGTTCAGCCTGCATAAAACGTTACGCGGACTTCATCGAAGGAAGAGGCTTTCGGGACGAGCAGTTGGCAGCGTTAGAGCTGAACAGATTCCAAGAAACAGCGGACGATATACTGGCTAAGGTGGCGCACGATGTTGGCATGTACGGAGGGTTAGCACTGCATGTAAATTACGATTTGGGTGGCAATGTTGTAGAGGTGCAACACGTACCCTTCGAGAATTGCCGATTAGAAGAACCTGACGAGGACGGAGTAGTGCATCACATTCTATTGCATCCCGACTGGACGCAGCAGCGAACGCGAGCAGGACAAAGATTGTGGGTGAACTCGGAAACCGTAGACCGCATTCCAGTATTCAATCTCGATAGCGTAAGAGAGGAGATGTTGGAGGCAGGCGGCATCGGTGAATACCAAGGGCAGATTCTCTACATCTCAAACATCGGAGCGAACGAGTACGCGATACCGCGTTACGACTGCATTCTTACGGAACTTTCCATTGATGAGGGTATAAGCAATGTGAAATACCGCAATGTGCGCAATAACTTCCTTCCTGCAGGCATGTTGATAACCAAGCAAGGGCAGATGGCACCCGAAGGAGATAGTGGGGACTCGGACAAGGAGTTTGCGAACTTCATGGACGATTTTATCGACTTCCAAGGTGACGAGAAATCATGCAATATTATCGGCATGAATGTAGCGAGCGAAGAGGAGGTGCCCGAGTTCCGACCTTTCGAGGTGCAGAACTTCGATAAGCAGTTTGAAACGACCGAGAGCAGCACGGAAGGACGCATTTACGCATGTTTCGGGCAGGAGGCGTTCTACTGCATCAAACAAGGTAAGGTTGGCTTTGGCGGTGACGTTGTAACGGATGCTTACAGCTTGTACAACAGCGTAACAGGCAAGGAACGCAGGTTGATAGAGCGTGCGTTCACTAAGGTGCTAAGCGGTAGCATATTTGCGGCAGCGGATTGTTCCATAGAACCGATTCGGTTCGAGGGTGTAAGCGCTGCAGTACAGCAGATAGGAGGCATGATATGAAGTCAAGATTGATAACTAAGCAGGATATTACGCAGTATGCGCGACCTTGCAATGCGGATGATGCGCTTGTAAATCGCTGCATCGAGGAGGCGGAACTGTTCGACTTGCGCGTCAATATCGGTGATGAGCTATATATGGAGCTGCAGGATGCAATCAAGAAACACCAGTACGGCACATTTACCGATACCTTCGATGAGTCTTTTGACCGAGCAAGCCGCATAGCGTTTCTCTACTCCGGGGGTAAGTACCAAGATAGAGATGGCGTATGGCACATGTTCATTGGCGTGCGTTCTGCCTTGTGTTACTACGCTTACGCGCGTATCGTAAGGAGTGGCAGCGGCACACAAACGCGGTTCGGCTATGTGAACAAGGAAGATTCATATTCCAGCCATGCAAGCACAGCCGACAGAGTGCAGGCGTACAACGCGGCATTCGAACTTGCGGATGCGTACATGATAGAGGCAAGGCGTTTTATTCGCGAGATGTGCCCCGAATTGCAGCAGCGACCTATGAAAAATAACAGAGTCAAATTACATGTAATTGGCAAGTAAGATGGTTGAATACGAGGAATTAAAACAACGTGCCGAGCAGGTCAGGGATGAGCGCGAGCCGATGGAGAACACAGCGTTCCGCGTTGGTGGCGTGATGGTGGACACCATCGAATTGACCGAGCAGGTAAGAAAGACGGTAGATAAACAGATTTCGGGCGTTAAGGGCGAATTGCAGGGGAACTTGCGCGTCACACCAAGCGAGGATGGAACAAGCGAGGAAGTCACAATCTACGTAACGGCAGGAGGTGAGCAAGTGCAGCCCGACAGAGTGCGAATTACCAAGAAGTACGGAAGTGCGGAGCAAGTACTGTTTGATGGAGTGACTACGCATGTAATGATAGATAGCAGTATCAGAGCAGGCGAAGAAACGTTTATTCTCTCCGTACAGAAGGAAGGGTTCGCACCGCACACCGAGCAGGTGACGAAGTATTTGAGCTTTATTGGCGCAGGCGATAGCGACCCAGCGGCAAGCAGCATGCAGCGCATTGTATCTGATAGTGCAAGAATGCGCGGCAAGGTGGCTACCAAGGCAGGCGAGAGAATACAAATGCTTATACCTTCGGGGTTGGAGATGCACAAGGTTACATCCGATGGTATATCCGTAGCGTTAGACGAACCGCGGATAGTGCAGAACACCTACGGAGAGTACCGATTGTATCAGAGCCGCAACAAGCTCACGGAGGCAGATTGGCAGATTGAAGTATATTAGCAGGAGGAAGATATGGCAATCAAACTTACAGACGAACTAACGGCAGCAACCGAACAAGGAAAGTTAGGAGCAGCCAAGCAGATATACCTTGAAGGCGATGTGAAGAACCTGCAAGATAGGGATGCAGAGGTAGAAGAGGCACTCACCGACATGCAGGCACGTATCGAGCAGAACAAACAGACCATTGAGGCGATAAGTGTGCAGGGAGGAGCTAACACAGCCGAGGCGGTGACGTATAACAGCACCGAGAGCGGAATGGAGGCAACCAACTTGCAGCAGGCGGTGGATAAGATTGCGGCAAGAGTAACGGCAACCGAGAGCCAAGCAGCCACAATTGACGAGCATACCAAGCAGATAGAATCGCTTACGGACGAAACAAAACAAATAGGCGAAAAAATCAGCGTACTGGATGGATATCAAATCGTTGAAACAACAGAGTTTATTTTTGCGATTGTGGACGCGGACAACAATGTTGCATTCGGCATTCGAAGAGCGGATGGTTCCGTGGTTATCCCGAAGGGGCAAGCCGAGGACACCATTACGGCTTTGCGACAGCTCACGAGTCGCAACGACAAAGCGCATGAAACGTTTACTTCCGACATCGAAGAGATTAAGGGAGAAGTGAGCGAACAAGCCGACAAGGTGCAGCAGGTAGTGGATGATATGCAATCGTTTACGGACGGACTTACAAGCGAGCGGCAGGCACGCGAACAAGCCGACACGGCATTGAGCGAACGTATCGACACCGAGCAGCAGGCGCGAGCCGAGCAAGTAGTAACACTTCAAACATTGATTAACACCGAGCAGGAGGAGCGCGAGAGTGATACGCAGACGTTGAGCGACAATATCGCAGCCCTACAATCAACGTTAGGCAGCGAGATTTCCACTCTTGCAACAGATGGCACGGCAGCACGTGACAAGATGCAAGCGGACATCAACAGCAATACCGACAAGATTAGTGAGGTCAGCGGCAATCTGTCAAGCGAAATCACGGCACGTCAGCAGGCGGACGATTCATTGCGGCAGTCCATTACGCAAGAGGCAGCCACAAGAACAGCCGAGGATAAGAAACTAGATGAGCGCATATCTACCGAAGAGAGCGCACGCGAACAAGCCGACACAGCCGAGGCAACCGCAAGAGCTAACGCAGACATTGCGGAAGAAAAGGCGCGTATCAACGCGGACGCTGACGAGGCAGCCAAACGCGAACAAGCCGACACAGCAGAGGCAACCGCAAGAACAAACGCGGATGCAGAGCTGCAGAAAAATATTGACAGCGAGGCGAAGAGCAGACAAGCAGCCGACAAGACATTGACCGACAACCTGGCAGCGACCAACACCAACGTAGCGACCCTTCGCGCGGAGTACGATGCAGCTATCGGAGAACGTGCAATGATAAGCTACAACGAAGAGAACGAAGAGTTTATTCATTGGGTAGTGGACAGGGATGGCGTGATTGTGTTCGGTGTAAGGACAAATGGCGAGTTGTACGCGCCAAAGGGCAACACCGAGGAGCAGACGAAGAAGAACCGTGAGTTTGAGAAACGCATTGCTGCATTAGAAGAGCAACTTGCAGCGATAGCGGCAACCGCAGCGAATAATGAATAATATATAATTTGATATATATGGCGAAAAATGGGTTAAAAATAGTACTTCCTTCCGCGGTGGACGATGCAAGCGGATTGAAGAAGATGGAGCACTACACAGGTATTGAGTTCACTCGCGGAACGAGCAACCAAGGAGGAACGAATGGCTATCACAAGTTGATAGGCGATGCCGATTTGATTAAGGAGCAGCGCTTTCTGAACTTGCTAAAAGTATGCGATGTAATCGACGCAAAACCTGCAGCAGTACTAAACCAAACAAATTGGCGAGAGTTGGAAGATGGTAGTGCAAGCACCATTGATGGAACAGATGGCGGAGATATTATGCAATGCTTTCCGAATGGTATCTATGCTATTTTGGGCGGTACGAACGAAACTTACGAGCGTTTCATTATCAGCGATATGGCATTCTCTTACGATGGAGATACCGCGGTATATATTCCGCCTATTGCACTTCCAACCGACAAATCGGTTATCCTTGATGGCAAGCAGCGATTGATACGCAACGATGCAGTAAATGGCTCACAAGGCACGAGCCTTGCCGATATTGCAGGCTACGGCACAAATTACAGCGGTGGTTATCCGACCACGGTTACAACGCGCTATAACTACGAGAAGGCTGCAAGAGCTAAGAATAGCAGCGATAAGTACGCACCTTACCTTCCGTACTACAATAAAGCAGCGGAACTTATGCAAGCATTATGGTTCATTGAGTTCCGTACCAAGAACCTGAATGGAGTTATGGGGCACGCCATTAGCGCGAACGTGTCCCCTACGGCATCGACATGGGGAAAGGTTACGGGCGTGAGAATCACATCCGACAACGGCAACACATATTCTTACGACACATTCGGAACCAATCTCTACATTAACGGAGTGGCTAAGAGCATATGGAATATAATTAACGGCAACTATCCGCTATTGAAGATATTCGAAGGTCAGTTAGCTGCATCCGATGGTGTGGAATTGGAGAAGATTAAAAACTCGGATGGTGAGTATGTGCAGTCTATGGAGGACGGAGTAATGACAGGTATCTACACAAAGAAATTTTCGTTCTCCTTGCAAGCTGCAACATCTGCAAGCGGTGATGAGCAGAACCTTACCATTGACGTGGTACTCCGCCAACCGATTGTACGCGGTGCTATTGTTCGATATGGCAACATATGGGATTGGATAAGCGGATACGAGATTATTAACCGCGTAAACGAAGATGGCAGCACCACTGGAGAGGTATGGCGTTGCCCCGATTACGCAAGCCTTGACACTTCCACTACACAAGAGGTTTCAACTGATAGTAACTTCGAGTTCGAGTCCAAGTACGATAAATTGGGCGAATGGGCGGCTTATACCACATCTACGAGTCGTTATTGCAAGACAATTTGGACGAAAAACGGATTTTCTTCGATAATTGGTAAAGATTTTGGCGGTGGATTTGGTACATATGAAAATAGTTTGCTATATTTGCAAGCCGAAACTAAGCAGGGCGTGAGGTTAAGGCGCGGTGTCCACGTGGGCGGCGGTGCGAACAGCGGCGCTGTCGTTGTGCGGTATGCGAGTTGCTACGGTTCGCCTGCGGGCTCGAGTACGGACTTCGGCTCGGCTTTCGTGTGCCTCCTTGACGAATGACGGGGAGCGCAAGACGAAGTCGAAATCGAAATCGAATAAAGATGATGGTTGGAGGCGATGAGCCTCCGCCACATCTTAAATCGCGAACCGCGGACGAAGCCCGAAATCGAACAACGCCAAGACAAAGCGGACATCCTGCATAGGGTGACTAAGAGAACAAAAAAACGAATACATTTACATTAAAAGTAGTTTACTATAATGATAGACAGACAGCTATACTATGAGGAACAGCCAACAGAAACCCCCTGGGGTGAGTTGGTGAATGTTCCGTTGAACATCACGGAGGAAACCACACAGAACGAAGAGGGTGAATTGGACACCCACTATCGCGCTGACGTGATTCACAAGGTGGAAACACCCGTCACCGTTGAGAAAATATTGAAAGCAGCCATTAATGACAATTACACCAAGGATGAGCAGCAGACGATATTAGTGCGCAGCGACAACGAGAATGATGCAATGGTGAAGGAGTATAAGGCTTTCATCGAAGAGATAACCAAGGCAGCGAAGGAGGCAGGATATAAGGAGGCGTAGCGAGGCAGGATAACCTTATCTGTTTGCGCTTTAATCGTTTCGTAGGTTGGCTTTCCTTGCGCGGTGTCCACGTGGGCGGCAATGAAACACAAGATATATCGAAGAACGAGAAACCTTACTACAACTTTTGGGCGTTATATACCGCCATAAATATGGTTCTAAGCGACCAGGGGGAAGTATTGGAGGAAGAGATAGAAGAAGAAGAGAAACGGCAGCAGATAGCCGTTAAATTAGCGATTTCGCACCTTAAAGACAAGGACAAACCGCGGTGGATAAGATGGTATTTCAATTTGTAACAATTTTTTAGCGAAAATTTTTGCACGACATGGAAATTTGCGCTAACTTTGTCGGCATGTTAAGTTTAATTGAGGCAAAACAATTCGATGCGCTGATATACTACATCGTTATTCGTGTGGTGATAGTGCTTATTTGTTGGCTGTTCGCGATTGCAGCCAACATCATAGACTTCTACTCGGGCACATCCACAGCGAGGGCGCTGGGCGAAAAGTTGCAGAGTCATGGATTTAGACGGACTATCACTAAGATTGGGGATTACGTCAAAGTGTTGATGTTTTCATTGATGTTTGACGCATTGGGTAGCCTACTTGATTGCTACATCTTGCCGTTCGTCACCATGCTATGCACGTTGAGCGTAATCCTGATTGAGGGGCGCAGTGTAGTGGAGAATAGCCGAAAAAAGCACTCTCACGCAGCGGACATCCCCGAGGTAGTGAAGAAGATAGTGCAGGCAGCCACGGCAGAGCAAGCGAAGGGCGTATTGAAGGAGATAGCCGAAGAGTTACAGAGCAAGACAAGCGAGAAGGAATGAAGGTATTGATAGATAATGGACATGGCGAGAACACCGCAGGAAAGCGATCGCCTGATGGTACATTGCGCGAGTATGCATTTGCGCGTGAGATAGCCGAGGATATTGTACGACAGCTTACGAAGAAGGGTGTGGATGCGGAGCGCATAACACCCGAAACTATTGATGTATCGCTCGCGGAGCGCGTGCGGAGAGTGAACGCCATCTGCAATAAGCAGGGGGCGAAGAATGTATTGTTGGTATCTATTCACAGCAATGCAGCAGGCAACGGCACAGATTGGGCAGCAGGGCGCGGCTGGGAGGCGTGGACGTCGAAGGGCAAAACAAAGGCTGATGAGTTAGCGGACTGCTTATACGAGGCAGCCAAAGAGGCGTTTCCAGGGATGAGAATACGCACCGATTATACGGATGGCGATGCGGACAAGGAAGAGAATTACTACATCCTTCGATACACGAAGTGCGCAGCGGTACTTACCGAGAACTTTTTCCATGACAACGAAGAGGACGTTGCGTATATGAAGAGCGCGGCAGGTAAGGCGGCTATTGTCGCGTGCCATGTGAACGGAATATTAGCATATATCGACAAGCAGGAATAGAGATGCGTTATATAAGGTTAGTTGTTTTTAGTTGTTTTGTCTTGGTAGGGTGCAGGTCGCACCTTACCGAACAAACCGCTACGGACATACGAACCGAAATACGCGAAGTGCCGGTGGAGGTTACCGACACCATTACCATCACCATTGCAGCCGATACGGTATGGCAGGTAGTAGCCGATAGCAGCGAGCTATCTAACGAGTGGTGCAAGAGCAGGGCGTGGATAAGAGAGGATGGCACGTTGTATCACGACCTTACCACGATAGCGCAGGATAAGCCGCAAGAGATACAATATAAGTATATACGGCAAGATTCGATAATAACGACCACAACCACGAAGACCATATATAAGGAGAAGTCACTTACATGGTGGCAGCAGATAAAGCAGAAGTACGCAACGAGCGCGATTGCGGTACTCCTATTACTATTATTGGTGCAGTATGGATGGCACCGAAGGCGCACCCCGTAAGGGATGCAGGCAAAAGACAACAAACAAACGTTTTCAAGGATTGTTCTTTCATTTTAAATAGGTTTCACGGTGGGCTGGTAACGGCTCACCGCTTTTTGTGCAATAAAACATGTTATAAAACATATTTTTGGCAGCTCAAATGTTAAAAATGCACCTTTTCGCAAAGAAAACGCTATTTTTATCACGAAAAATTTGGTAGTTGCGCTAAAAAGTTGTAACTTTACAGCGTAATTAAGAAACAAGGATGTTTAACCGAGGCGCAAGCCTCACAAAACTTAAAGATTATGGCAAAGATATTTACATTAAACGAGTTCGCAGATTTGCTCGAGTATGCAATCGCGAAAGCAGCTTGGGAAGATGGCGCAGAGATGAAGTCAGAAGTAAATGAGAAAATGAACACTGTAGAGTTGATTAAAGGAAATCTTATTGTTGTAGCATCTGTCGATGAAGAGAACGTTGTTTATACAGTAAGCGTTTTCAACGAAAGAACATCCAAACACCTATGGGTCGTAATGACATCTACAAGCGTTAAGATTCTCAGAAAAACTGGAGTGTCAGAGGATGCTTTTACATTCACAGAGGCTATCAAGGAAGTTGTTAAGAAGGTAAGCAAGTAATAACCCAGGGGTGGTGACAGCACCCCTACTAAAAACGATAAGAAAATGAAAGCAGCAGACAAAGGTATGATTTGGGCGATAATATTCGCCATATCATGGAGTATTCAGTGGGTGCTGGAAGGCACCAAGTATGAGAGTGTAAGAGCAGCAGCGACAATTGTAGGCGTATTGAGCGTAACGTTCGCCTGGATAGCGTTGGTGCGCGGCTGGAAGAACATGGCCAAGAAGAACAACAAGAACAAGGAGGACAAGAAATGAGAAGTGGTATCAAGCCGTATCAGATAGAGGCTAACGACAAACAAGTGATAATAATCGCACGTCTTATGGGCATGGAACCTGCAGTAATCGCCAAGCAGATAGAGCAGGCGATAGACAACACCGAGTTCACCGACAAGGAAGACTGGATGTGCAACATGGATGAGGACAGTCTACTCAATAACGGAACAACCATACGCGAGTTATTGGACGCATGGGGTGACGAGGAACTGACATTATTCAACCTTGCACGCAAGGCACGGATTCCTTCCTTCGATGTGCGCATGACTGACGCACTGCAGGCGGTAGAAATACATTCCGTAGGCAATTGTCCGGAATGTGGCGAGTTTGATTTGGAGGCTACGGACTACTGGCGCTCACATGATGATTGGGACGAGTGCCACGATACAGAAGTGCTGATGCGCTGTCCGTGTTGCGGATTTGAAGACTGGATGTAAAATTTTAAATGTAGACGGAATATGAATATTATTGATGAATTGGGCAAGACCCAGGATGTTGCAGGACAAGTGCTTTTTGTTGAAAAGCACTTCCGCAACACCTTCCTCGACAAGGATAGTGACATTACGGCAGTGATAGTAGGTGGCGAGGAAGTAGCCATCGCACATCGCGAGAGTTTCTTTACATGGTGCGAGGTCATGAAGTTCCCGACCGCCATGGTAAGCATCTACACTGTTCGGGATGATGGTTACGGACAACTGGTACACGATAAGTTATTGAGTACGGTGTACAAGACTTTTGACGAAAGAAAGGAGGAAAGCCATGTTTAGATTAAGGGAGGCGGTTGCGAGAGCCGAGATGCAAGGTAGACGCATTCACCGAGCAGAACTTGCCATGTATGTATTCCCCGACAGTTCCATAGGTTGCGCACTAAATAAGGTGTGCAGCCTTATGAACGGCAAGACCGCAGGCATCAAGCCGGCAGTGGTCAAGCGGATATGTGAGTACCTGGATTGTGATGCCAACTTCTTGTTCGGCATCGATAGAAAGGAGGTACAGTCATGAAGAAGTGGAAGAAACATATCCTCGTAACATTGGCATTCGTGATAGATTTGTTCATCGGGAGGTTCCAGTTGCTGACGTTTGCCGCGATATTTTTCTTGTTCGCGGCAGCGTTGGCGATAGCCACACTCACCCATGGATGGAGCATGATGTTCTACGCAGGGTTGGCGTTCTACGCTGGGATTGTGTGCATCTTGCAGTACATTGAGGACAACGATAGCGACCGCAGATAAGGTTTGTAAAAACATGTTTTACAACATATTTTTAGTGGCTCAAATGTTAAAAATGCGCTTTTTTATAAGGAAAACGCTATTTTTATCACGAAAAATTTGGTAGTTGCGCTAAAAAGTTGTAACTTTACAGCGTAATTAAGAAACAAGGATGTTTAACCGAGGCGCAAGCCTCACAAAATGTAAGATGATATGACAAGAACAGAGTACAACGAGATTTTGACTGCGATGGCAGAGAAGTATCCGCATCTCGAGGTTGTAATGACATGTAACAACACAGTAAGTAGTCCAAGAGGACTTGTAAGAGCCGTTATCGGTTTCCGCACCATGGAAGAGGTGCAGGCAGTGGCTAAGGAGTTCGGGTTCGATGAGTACGACAACGCATACTTGCTTGCACGCGAGGCAGGTAGTGACTTCTACTACCGCATGTATAACGGAGTAGAGTGTGGCGTTCCGTACGAAGACATGCTCACGATGGATGAGTTTGTAACGTGGGAGTCCTACGACCACTTCAAGGAGCGTGTATTGGGTATAGACTATGAGCGCCCCGAGATTAAGCAAGCACTGGACGCACGCAAGAAGGGCGAGGTTGTAATCATCAACGAGAGCAACATGCAGGTAGTTGATACGGTGTCCAAGGTTGCGGCACATTTTAGCTACGACTCAACAACCTACGAGGTGGGTATCTGTAATGTATGGATTGATTAGTAATAACCAGGGGCGGCACAATAACCGCCCCACAAACCTATAAAGAAAATGGAAGAAAGAAACTTATTCGATGAGCTTATGAGCGCAGGAGCGCCCGAAGGACAGCCGCAAGCAAGCGGCATGCAAGTAGAGTTAGCACAAGGAATCGACATCGCAGAGGTGCAGGCGGCATTTATGCGCGAAGGTGCTATGATGGATGCACCGTACAAAGTGTATCAAATGAACAGCCGAGCAGGACGATATTACTACCGCGTGACCGATGCAGGCAAGGTTGAATGGTATCCGTCCGTAACGACCATCCTGCGCAGAACACAGCCGACCCCTGAACACTTAATTAAGTGGATTGCAGACCTTGGCTACGAAGAGGCAGAACGTATCAAGATGGAACGTGCTGCATACGGAACCTTCATGCACGCGCAGTTCGAGAAGTTGATAATCTCACGTACTTACGTGTTGGATGATGTACGCAAGGAGCTAAGCAAGTACATTGAGGATAACGACCTTCCGAGCGGATTCATAGCCTACGAGGACGAATTAAAGAAAGACGTACTCTCGTTCGCGCAATGGATGATTGATTACGATGTGCGACCGATAGCGGTTGAGGTTGCACTTGTAAATCCTGATGGCGGTTATGCCGGCATGGTAGACCTTGTATGTGATATGAAGGAATCACCGAAGAGCGATGCACGCACGATTGCGATTGTGGACTTCAAGAGCGGCAAGAAGGGATTTCACGAGGAGTACGAAATTCAGTTGGGATTGTACCGCGAGATGTGGAATGTAAACTTTAAGAGCCTACCAGTGGAGCGCATTTTCAACTTCGCACCGAAGGACTGGCGCAAGACACCCACTTACACGTTGAAGGAGCAGACCGACAGCAAGAGCCTCAAGAAGATACCGTACATCCTCGCACTGGCAGCCATCGAAGATGATAGCGAGGATAAGGAATGGATGCAGTTCGTTGGGCATATAGACCTTGACGAGCAGCGCGACCTAACGGAGAATATTAATAAGCTGAAACTCTCCGATGTTGTAATTGCAAGAAGGAAGGAGGCACAGGATGAGAAATAGGATAGTTCGTAGGGATGCACCACAGAAACAAGTGGTGCTACCTATCGTTGGTAAGGTAAAGATTGGTAAGAAGTCCGAGAAAGGCTACCCGATGAGCGTTGATCACTTCATCCCTACTGGTAAGTACGAGGCGATGTTTCGCGATGTGTATGGCGATCAGCCGCACACGATACAGATTGTGTTCGTTGATGATGATGCATCCCGTGTGTGTGCCGAGCGATACGAATACCGCAATGATGCAGGCGAATTGTGTGCGTATGGTGATGGCGAGACCTTCATGGTGTGGAGCGGCAAGGAGTACACCGAGCTCACGACCGAGAAATATCCCAACCTTATGGATAGCGTAGCAAGTAGGTTCTGCAACAAGCGCACCAAGCAGGGCATGGATGGTTGGGATGTGATACTTTCCGCTACCTTCCTCGTTCCAATGGTGCGAGGCATCGCAGGCGTATGGCAGTTCACGACCAAGGGTGAGCGGTCCACCATTCCGAACATCCGCGATGTATTCGATAGCGTACTGGAGCAGCGTGGATTTGTCAAGGGTATTATATTCGACATGAGCGTTCAGTTTGCCAAGTCACAGAAACCAGGGCAGAAGAGCCGCTACCCAGTAGTGCAGATAGTCCCGAACGAGAGTGCGGAAAGCCTGCGTAAGATACGCGAGGCATACAAGCCAATACAGCTAATAGATAAGGTAGCCGATGATACAGATAAGCAATAAGATGGCAGAGGATGCAGTACGTTTCTTGATGGAAGGTGCTGCATCCATCACCGGGGCAAGCGTGGTTGAGAAGAACCGTAAGCGCGTCATGCGGAAGTTAGCGAAGATGATACAGAGGCGATTGAATAAGCGAGGCAACAGCGTGGACGGTATATAGACGGCATATATTATATATAGATAGTAAATTTTATGAAGTGAATGTTTTGCGGATTGAAAAAAATGATATACTTTTGCAGTGCGTTCTTTGTACATTTTGAATTTTTTGTGATGAGTTGGGGGCAGCAGGCTGCGCACTTTTATCTTTAAGGTAGGCAGTTTTCTTTACTTAGCGTGTGTTTCATAGGCACATTATGTTTGTCATAATCATGGTATGATTTATAAGTTTCTCTCTCTTATTTAGCGCAGCCTGCGCCCTTCACTCACATAGCATATAGGAACAGATGTTTGGTTTCATACTTTAATTGATTTTTATGGTATTATGTTAAGGTTAAACATTCTCCGCGTCCATCCGTGAGGACAGATGCGGTTTTCAACGAGAATATAACTATCCATCATTCTAAGAAGGAATCACATAATTTTTTCATTGTATTTAGTAATCTTTTATCCAGTCATTCGAGAGAATCGCTGGTTTTGTGTGACTACTTATTACTATTTTTATAATACAAGTTTATCATTAAAATCTCATGCTATACGTGTGCGGTTCGTGAGGATAGCACACTTTTTTTGAAAATTTGTGCGACAATTATTTGTCAGTATCAAAATAAAGTGGTAACTTTGTACCATCAAAGATGAACGAGGCATTCGCCCGCCAAGGGATTCGGATTTATTTTAGAAGTTGAGTTGTAAAACTACATAAAGCCAAGTTGGGGATGCGAGGGCGAACGCAGAACCGATTTGGCTTACTTTTTAGAAAATATGGCAGCAAAAAAATTTGGGAACGACAATTATATCGTTATCAAAGGATGGATGGTAAACATCCTGCATCTAAGCGGAACAGACTTGCTTATTTATGCACTTATACACGGATTTTCGCAAGACCGAGAAAGTGAATATAACGGTGGCACTGCATATCTGATGAGTGCTACCGGCACAAGTAAGCCGACCGTGATTAAGGCGCTAAAGAGTTTAGCCGACAAGAATCTAATCGAGAAGACAGAACGTGAAATGTGCGGAGTCAAATTCTGCGCATACAAAGCAATCATTCCGAACGAGGTAGCTAATCTATATAATGCCGACATAGCGCAGAACTTTACTACTGGTAAAGAAACTTTACCCCTGGTAAAGAATGAACAAGAAAGGGGTAAAGAAACTTGTATAGGGGGTAAAGAAACTTTACCCAATAATAAATATATAAATAATAATATAATTAAAGAAAAACCTATCACTATAAATAGTGATAGTCAAAAAGAAGATTCTTTTTGCCCTCCCCCTCCAAAAGAAACGGTTGTAATTGCGCAGGAAAGGAAAACGCTATTCTGCAATAGTGAAGTCGCTAAAAGGTTCGATAAGGACGGAGTTATAGACGTGCAGGCAATGCAGGCATATTTTAGCGAGGAGTCAAAGCTCGGTGCCGACCTTGCATATTACTACCATGTGGTTAGCGACTGGAGCGACACAAGAAACATGAAACGCACCGCGAGGGGGTGGATGGCAACCATCCGTAACTTTATCCGCGATGATGCACGCAAGGGGCATCTTGTGACAGTATCGCAGCAGGAGCGCAAGCGGCAAGTGGATGCACTGTTCAACGAAGTCAAGGCAAGATGTTTCGGAGAAACGGCCGACCAGGAAACGGATGCGATATGGAATGCGGTCAGCGTAGGAGATAGCAAGAAGTAATCAAACATAATAACATAAGATATGGAACAGCAGATAGTAATCAGTAGTAGCAAGTATGATTTATCCTGCATGGAAGACGGATCTGACAAGCGCGTAATGCAGTACATTGGCACAACGAAGACGATACGCGAAATAGGGGCTGGCAACAATGCGGTGTTGCTTGCGGCAACGGTATTCCGCGAGTGTGCCGACATCGTAGGCGCGAAGGTTGGCACGGATGAGGAATGGAAATGCACACAACGCGCGATATTTGATGCGCTGCAGAGCAGTTACGGAGGACTGACTTACGAAGAGGTCCGCAATGCGTTTCGCATGTTGCTCACCCAGGAACTGGATGCGTACTTACCAAGGGATGCATCAGGAGAACCGAAGAAGGAATGCATCGGCAGGTTTAAACCTGCATTTTTCACGCGCGTGATGGATGCGTACAAGAAGAGGCGCAGCGATGCACAACAGAAGTACTACCAGGCATTGCAGGATAGGATAAGAGAAGAGGACATGCGGCACACTGTCACAGCCGAAGAGGATGCAAGGGTAAGAGGACTGGTACGCGAGGTGTACGAGAGATGGAAGAGTGCAGCTCACGAACTCATTACGCGCGGTGGAGAGGATGTGCTTGTATATGACTGGTTGGTACGCAACCGACTGATAGAGGAGCAAGAGCCGAGCATACAAGACAAGCAGGCGGCATATAGCAAGTACATGGAGCGCAAGCAGGAGCGCAATCCATACGAGGTGCGAGCCGTAGAGAAACAAGGGTTCACTGCAAGCAACTTGCAGTCCAGTGCGCGGCTTATCATGATACATCGCAGGTTGGTTGAGGCATTCCTGGTGTTTGAACAAAAGAAGTGGTAAACATGTTATATAACATATTTTCGGTGGCTCAAATGTTAAAAATGCAGTTTTTGCACGTTTTATGTAACTTTTTCGCCCAAAAACTTGCATATGTTACGTTTTATGTGTAACTTTACAACGTAAAACAAAAACAAGATGTTTAACCGAGCCGATAAGGCTCACAAAACTTAAAGGAAATGACAAAGAAAGTAACAATAGAAGAGGTTTACGTAGCGGTCCAAATGATGATTAACGAGGCTACGGAAGGCAAGATTTGCGCTATGTACAACGGCGATGCATGGATGATTGCTAAGGGCGATTTGTTCGCAGTAGTGTACGGAAGAGAGGCATTCAACGGTGTTGAAGTTCCTATGCAGAACCTACGTACTAAAGCACGTGTAGACGTGTTCGTTTCCGATGATGCGATAGAGTTGAGAACAGAGAACGGTGGAACGATAGCTACATACAAGAACATAGCAGTAGCGTTGCTGGCAGCATTTAAGGAGATTCAGAAATAACAGAGTAATAACCAGGGGCGGCACAAAGACCGCCCCACTTAAAACAAAGAACGATATGAAGATTAAAGAGGCAGTGGAACGCTCCATAAGATTGGGGCGTCACAAGAACCAATGTGCGATTGCGCGTGAGCTATGGCCCGACAGGTCAGGTTCAGTGCAAAACGCACGTATGAGTAACAAGATGCGCGGGTTGCAATCCAACTTCTCGGAGTGTGACATTGTGAACATGTGCAGGGTGCTGGACGTGGACGCAAACTATCTGTTTGGTATCAACAGTAGGTTACCAAGTTGGCACGATGTGCGCGAGGAACAACCGACAGAGCAAGGATTGTACATCATCACCAATGGGGCGAAGATACGCAGCGCCATATGGGATGCAGCGAAAAAGGAGTTCTACTTCTATTCCAACGGCAATGTAGCGGATATTGATGATGATTGGTGTTATTACATGTATAGAGGCGAGTAATGGATATACAGCAGAGATTAGATATGTATGGCGAAGAGGTAAGAGCTGCAATGTTCAAGTACGGATTCCAGGGTGTAAGCTATTTGAGCGACACAGAAACAAGCGGAAATGCAATGGCGATATATTGCACCGAGCAATCCCTTGTAGAGAAGATGTTGGAGAACGAGGAAGTGCACAGGTTCGTACTCTCGGCAGCGTTGCGAGTAATGAACAAACAGCGCATTCTTAATAACGAAACAGCAATTGAGTTATTAAGTAAAGTTTTACAGATAGAAATCAAGTAGAATAAATAGAAATAGTATGATACATAACATTTACAAGCAAGAGTATACGGCAGCGCAATATGAGTATCTGCGCGAAACATACAAGGTAATCGATGAAACAGCAGATAGAATTGCCGTGGATATAGATGATGACAGCTACGAGGTAATCAACGCTATATTCAGAGCGCGTTGGATGAGCAATGAAGAGTTCGAGCAGTACATGCACGTTACCCTT